GCATAGCGAATTACGGTGCAACTAACAATTTTAGATAGTAGCCATGAACAAACATTATGATTACTCACTACGTATTGATCATTTTTACAATGACTTGCGTAGCATGAAGCGCATGCTTGTAGTTATAACTATGTTATTTTGCAAGTTGGAGATAATTGTATTGGATTATGGATGCGTGCACTAAGTGTCTACATCTATAGTCGTTTGTGGTTCAAGTTTTTGTGTTAGTAGTACAATCTTGAAGAATGTAAGTATCGTATGAATGATATTTGAATGACAACACTGAAGTATAAAATATATAAAATCCAAAAATATTTTTAATCTTATTCAGTGTAGTGTTTGATAGAGTAGAATGCCATGTGACCGCTCAAAGGAGTCCATTATGGTATATCATTCGAAGTCGAATACTTGTGTATAGTTATTGTATTTTATTAGTAATATTAGCAGTCCGTAACTATCATAATCCTATTATAGTTTGATTATATGATAGACCACTGCAGTATCGAGTAGAGTTTAGAAAGAGTAGTGCAATAGTAAGATCACTGTCACCGACCACTCATTGTAATAGTGAGGTTTGTCGGAAACCAGTTATTGTGCAGCGACTAGCAATCGTGAATCAATATAGTTGGTATTCTAAATATGAGACGATTCGGCGATTTTATTGCGACTGAAATTTCATATTTAGCATGTCAGGTCTTATTATGAATGCTCGAGTATTTATTTTTGCGGTAGAGTAGGGACCCCTCTATCTCTCAGGTACTGTATGAGGCGAAAGTGTGAAAGTAATTTATGTCTCTATACATAAGTGACTGTATCGGGATTTCCTTTGGCAAGAATCCTTTTAATTCAGTATAATTTATGCTACGGTACGTTACGTTCGCAGGGCACCCGTTAATGTCACATAGCCCAGACGATGACGAATGGAAAGACATTACTTTTTATTTTAATGCTACGATTATTGCTGTTTTATTTTGCTGTTTTTATTTGTTATTATATTTTGCTATTTTATTATTGCTAAATATATTTCTTTACTATTTTTGCTTTATATATTAGATTCAATTCTTTTTATTTTATATTTTCAATTTGATTTTGATTTTGAAGGTAAATATATATAAAAATGGCATTTAGTTGTGGAACTCTTTCTTATGCTGCTGTTGCCCAAGCTCCCTCTGTAGCTCATGCTCCCCGTAGTTGGGAGATTGATGAAGCTAGGCGTCGACGCGTTATCAAGCGTTTGGCGTTGGAACAGGAACGGATTCGAAACGTTCTTGATGTCACTGTGTATGATCATACAACGTGGGAGCAAGAGGATGCGCGTGATAATGAGTTCCTTATGGAACAATTGAATAATTTATATACGATATATTCTATAGCTGAAAGATGTACCCGCCGCCCTGTTCAAGAACATGTCCCCATTTCAATCAGTAATAGATATTCCCCTTTAGAATCCCTTAAGATTGAGGTAGGAAAAGACGCGGGTGAGTTCGTATTTAAGAAACCCAAATATACAAAGATTTGTAAGAAAGTGAAACGGGTGGCATCAAAATTTGTGCGCGAGAAAGTTGTTAGGCCCGTTTGTAATCGATCGCCCATGTTATTATTTAAAATTAAGAAAGTAATATATGATCTACATTTGTATCGGTTACGGAAACAAGTTCGGCTTCTCAGACGCGAAAAACAGCGTGAATACGAGTTAGAGTGTGTTACTAGTTTGCTACAGCTATCTAATCCTGTTTCAGCTAAACCTGAGATGGACAATCCTAATCCTGGTCCAGATGGTGAAGGTGAAGTTGAATTAGAAAAGGATAGTAATGTAGTATTAACTACACAACGTGATCCTAGCACCTCTATTCCTGCTCCAACTAGTGTGAAGTGGAGTAGATGGACTAGTAATGATGTTGTGGATGATTATGCCACTATAACTTCGCGTTGGTATCAGATTGCCGAATTTGTGTGGTCAAAGGATGATCCATTTGATAAGGAATTGGCGCGCTTAATTTTACCTCGAGCTTTGTTATCTAGTATTGAGGCTAATTCTGACGCTATTTGTGATGTACCTAATACTATTCCGTTTAAGGTACATGCATATTGGCGTGGAGATATGGAAGTTCGAGTGCAGATTAACTCGAATAAATTCCAGGTTGGTCAATTACAGGCAACTTGGTACTATTCGGATCATGAAAATTTGAATATCCAGACGAAGCGAAGTGTGTATGGTTTTTCGCATATGGATCATGCTTTGATTAGCGCATCAGCGAGTAATGAAGCAAAATTAGTGATACCTTTTAAACACGTATATCCATTCTTACCAACGCGTGTCGTTCCTGATTGGACAACTGGTATTCTTGATATGGGTACCTTAAATATTCGTGTAATTGCTCCACTACGTATGAGTGCGACGGGACCAACCACTTGTAATGTTGTAGTATTTATTAAGTTAAATAATAGTGAATTCACTGGCACTTCTTCTGGTAAGTTTTACGCGAATCAAATCAGGGCAAAACCTGAAATGGACCGTGTGTTAAATTTGGCAGAAGGATTACTAAATAATACCGTAGGTGGTTGTAATATGGATAATCCGTCATATCAGCAATCTCCGCGTCATTTTGTTCCTACTGGTATGCATAGTTTAGCTTTAGGCACTAATTTAGTAGAGCCTTTGCATGCATTACGATTAGATGCATCAGGTACAACACAACATCCAGTTGGGTGTGCGCCTGATGAAGATATGACTGTATCTTCCATTGCATCACGATATGGTTTAATTCGCCAAGTGCAATGGAAGAAAGACCATGCGAAAGGATCATTATTATTACAACTTGATGCTGATCCTTTCGTTGAACAGAAAATTGAGGGAACCAATCCAATTTCTTTGTATTGGTTTGCTCCGGTTGGAGTCGTATCTAGTATGTTTATGCAATGGAGAGGTTCTTTAGAATATAGATTTGATATTATAGCTTCCCAATTTCATACGGGTAGGTTAATTGTAGGTTATGTTCCTGGACTGACTGCTTCTTTACAACGTCAAATGGACTATATGAAATTGAAGTCATCTAGTTATGTGGTGTTTGATTTACAGGAAAGTAATAGTTTTACGTTTGAAGTGCCCTATGTGTCATACAGACCGTGGTGGGTGCGTAAGTATGGTGGTAATTATCTGCCATCTTCTACTGATGCGCCTAGCACACTGTTTATGTATGTACAAGTACCATTGATACCTATGGAAGCTGTTTCTGATACTATAGATATCAATGTGTATGTGCGTGGTGGCAGTTCGTTTGAGGTTTGTGTTCCAGTCCAACCTAGTTTAGGTTTGAACTGGAATACAGATTTCATATTACGTAATGATGAGGAGTACCGCGCAAAGAATGGATATGCACCGTATTATGCTGGTGTGTGGCATAGCTTCAATAATAGTAATTCGCTTGTTTTTAGATGGGGTTCGGCTTCAGATCAAATTGCTCAATGGCCAACAATAACAGTGCCTCGAGGAGAGTTGGCATTCTTGCGTATCCGCGATGCTAAGCAAGCTGCTGTAGGAACGCAACCTTGGCGTACTATGGTCGTTTGGCCTTCAGGTCATGGATATAATATTGGAATACCAACTTATAATGCTGAACGAGCAAGACAACTTGCTCAGCATTTGTATGGTGGTGGGTCTTTGACAGATGAAAAGGCTAAGCAATTATTTGTGCCTGCTAACCAGCAAGGACCCGGCAAAGTAAGTAATGGTAACCCCGTCTGGGAAGTAATGCGCGCGCCTCTTGCAACTCAGCAAGCGCATATACAAGATTTTGAATTTGTTGAAGCTGTTCCAGAAGGCGAAGAATCACGCAACACTACGGTGTTAGACACGACAACAACGTTACAGTCTAGCGGATTTGGTCGCGCTTTCTTCGGTGAGGCATTTAACGATCTTAAGACGTTAATGCGCCGATACCAATTATATGGTCAATTATTGTTATCCGTTACTACGGATAAGGATATTGATCATTGTATGTTTACCTTCCCTTGTTTACCTCAAGGGTTAGCGTTAGATATAGGTTCGGCTGGATCTCCTCATGAAATATTTAATCGCTGCCGTGATGGTATCATTCCATTGATAGCGTCAGGGTATCGGTTTTATCGAGGCGATTTACGGTTCAAAATTGTTTTCCCAAGTAACGTTAATAGCAATATTTGGGTACAACATCGACCAGATCGTAGACTGAAAGGATGGTCTGAAGCGAAAATAGTAAACTGTGATGCTGTATCTACTGGACAAGGTGTTTATAATCATGGATATGCTAGTCATATTCAGATTACGCGTGTAAATAATGTTATAGAATTGGAAGTCCCGTTTTATAACGCTACGTGCTATAATTATTTGCAAGCGTTTAACCCATCTAGTGCAGCGTCGAGTTATGCCGTTTCGCTCGGAGAGATTTCGGTTGGTTTTCAGGCTACTAGTGATGACATTGCAGCCATAGTTAATAAACCTGTAACTATATATTACAGTATTGGCGATGGTATGCAGTTTTCGCAGTGGGTTGGTTATCAACCAATGATGATTCTAGATCAATTGCCAGCACCAGTAGTTAGGGCTGTGCCTGAGGGCCCTATAGCGAAGATAAAGAATTTTTTCCACCAAACGGCAGATGAAGTTCGAGAAGCTCAGGCCGCAAAGATGCGTGAAGATATGGGTATAGTAGTCCAGGACGTTATAGGAGAGTTAAGTCAGGCTATACCCGATCTTCAACAACCGGAAGTTCAAGCGAATGTTTTTTCTCTGGTGTCACAGTTAGTGCATGCTATCATCGGTACTAGCCTTAAGACAGTTGCTTGGGCGATTGTTTCGATTTTTGTAACTTTAGGTTTGATTGGACGTGAAATGATGCATTCAGTCATAACTGTAGTTAAGCGGTTATTAGAAAAATATCACTTGGCGACGCAACCCCAGGAATCCGCCAATTCAGGTACGGTTATTTCCGCTATTCCAGAAGCACCCAATGCTGAAGCAGAGGAGGCCAGTGCCTGGGTATCCATTATTTATAATGGTGTGTGTAATATGTTGAATGTAGCCGCTCAAAAACCGAAACAATTTAAAGATTGGGTAAAATTAGCTACCGTAGATTTTAGTAATAATTGTAGAGGTAGTAATCAGGTATTTGTGTTTTTCAAGAATACGTTTGAAGTGTTGAAGAAAATGTGGGGTTATGTGTTTTGTCAGAGTAATCCTGCAGCGCGACTCTTGAAAGCAGTGAATGATGAACCTGAGATTTTAAAAGCGTGGGTTAAAGAATGTCTGTATTTAGATGATCCTAAATTTAGAATGCGACGTGCGCATGATCAAGAGTATATTGAGAGAGTGTTTGCGGCCCATTCGTATGGACAAATTTTATTGCATGACTTAACGGCTGAAATGAATCAATCGCGTAATTTAAGTGTGTTTACGAGAGTGTATGATCAAATATCTAAATTGAAGACGGATCTCATGGAAATGGGATCAAACCCATATATCAGGCGTGAATGCTTTACGATTTGTATGTGTGGTGCATCTGGAATTGGTAAGTCTTATTTAACTGATTCTTTATGCAGCGAGCTCTTACGTGCGAGTCGTACTCCAGTGACAACGGGCATTAAGTGTGTCGTGAACCCTTTGTCTGATTATTGGGATCAGTGTGATTTTCAGCCCGTTTTATGTGTTGATGACATGTGGAGTGTTGAAACGTCTACTACGCTCGATAAACAGTTAAATATGCTATTTCAGGTTCATTCACCAATTGTACTTTCACCTCCTAAAGCTGATTTAGAAGGTAAGAAAATGCGTTATAATCCTGAAATATTCATATATAATACGAATAAACCTTTTCCGAGGTTTGATCGTATAGCTATGGAAGCTATTTATCGACGTAGAAACGTTTTAATTGAATGTAAGGCTAATGAAGAGAAGAAGCGTGGATGTAAACATTGTGAGAATAATATACCCATTGCTGAATGTAGTCCAAAAATTTTGAAAGATTTTCATCACATTAAATTTCGTTATGCTCATGATGTGTGTAATTCTGAAACTACGTGGTCTGAGTGGATGTCGTATAATGAATTTTTGGAATGGATTACTCCTGTATATATGGCTAATCGACGTAAAGCAAATGAATCGTTTAAGATGCGTGTTGATGAAATGCAAATGTTGCGTATGGATGAGCCCTTGGAAGGCGATAATATTTTAAATAAGTATGTTGAAGTTAATCAGCGCTTAGTTGAGGAAATGAAAGCTTTTAAAGAGCGAACCCTCTGGGCTGATTTACAACGTGTTGGCTCAGAGATTAGTACTTCAGTTAAGAAAGCATTACCAACTATTTCCATTACTGAGAAGCTACCACATTGGACTATCCAATGTGGCATAGCTAAGCCTGAAATGGATCATGCTTATGAAGTTATGAGTTCATATGCAGCAGGAATGAACGCAGAAATTGAAGCGCATGAACAAGTTCGTCGTTCTTCTTTGGAATGTCAGTATATTGAGCCTTCAACTTCAAGACCTCTGGATGAAGAGGGTCCTACTATCGACGAGGAATTACTTGGCGAAGTAGAATTTACTTCTTCAGCTTTGGAGCGTTTGGTTGATGAGGGGTATATTACTGGTAAACAAAAGAAGTACATGGCAACTTGGTGTACGAAACGAAGAGAGCATGTATCCGATTTTGATTTAGTATGGACGGATAATTTGCGTGTTTTGAGTGCGTATGTCCACGAGCGTTCTACATCTACGCGTTTATCTACCGATGATGTTAAATTATTTAAGACGATTAGTATGTTACATCAGAGGTATGATACCACTGATTGTGCAAAATGCCAACATTGGTATGCACCATTAACAGCTATTTATGTTGATGATAGAAAGCTATTTTGGTGCCAGAAGGAGACTAAGACTTTGATAGATGTTCGTAAATTGTCGAAAGAGGACGTTACAGTCCAATCGAAATTAATTAACTTATCGGTTCCGTGCGGTGATGTATGTATGTTACATTCTAAGTACTTTAATTATTTATTCCATAAAGCGTGGTTGTTTGAAAATCCAACATGGCGTTTAATATATAATGGTACTAAGAAAGGTATGCCTGAGTATTTCATGAATTGCGTGGATGAAATTTCATTAGATTCAAAATTTTGTAAAGTAAAGGTTTGGCTTCAAGCAATTATTGATAAATATTTGACTCGTCCAGTGAAAATGATTCGTGACTTTCTATTTAAATGGTGGCCGCAAGTAGCATACGTGTTAAGTTTGTTAGGTATAATTGGTATAACTGCGTATGAGATGCGTAATCCTAAATCAACAGCAGAAGACTTGGCTGAGCACTATGTTAATAGGCATTGTAGTTCAGATTTTTGGTCACCAGGTATGGCGACTCCTCAGGGATTAAAATATAGTGAAGCGATAACAGCTAAAGCGCCTAGAATCCATAGATTGCCCGTTACTACTAGACCTCAGGGATCAACGCAACAAGTTGACGCCGCTGTGAATAAGATTTTGCAGAATATGGTGTATATCGGTGTTGTGTTTCCGAAAGTGCCTGGTAGTAAGTGGCGAGATATTAATTTTAGATGTCTTATGCTTCATAATCGGCAATGTTTGATGTTGCGGCATTACATTGAGTCGACGGCTGCTTTTCCGGAGGGTACCAAATACTATTTTAAGTATATTCATAATCAAGAAACTCGAATGTCAGGTGATATATCTGGTATTGAGATTGATTTATTGAGTTTACCTAGATTGTATTATGGTGGCTTAGCTGGGGAAGAGTCGTTCGATAGCAATATAGTGTTAGTAACTATGCCGAATAGAATTCCTGAGTGTAAGAGTATTGTGAAGTTTATAGCTTCACATGCTGAACATGCTCGTGCTCAAAATGATGGTGTGTTAGTTACTGGTGAACATACTCAGTTATTGGCATTCGAGAATAATAATAAAACACCTATAAGTATTAATGCTGATGGTTTGTATGAGGTTATACTTCAAGGAGTATACACTTATCCATACCATGGTGATGGTGTTTGTGGGTCTATATTATTGTCTCGTAATTTACAACGACCGATTATAGGGATCCATGTAGCTGGTACTGAAGGATTACATGGCTTTGGTGTTGCTGAACCTCTTGTTCATGAGATGTTCACTGGGAAAGCAATAGAGAGTGAAAGGGAACCGTATGATCGTGTGTATGAATTACCTTTGCGTGAATTAGATGAATCTGATATAGGTTTAGATACTGATTTATATCCTATAGGAAGAGTTGATGCGAAATTAGCTCATGCCCAAAGTCCTTCAACAGGAATTAAAAAGACGCTTATTCATGGTACTTTTGATGTTTGGACTGAACCGAATCCGATGTCATCACGAGACCCAAGAATAGCACCACATGATCCGTTGAAGTTAGGGTGTGAGAAACATGGTATGCCATGTTCTCCATTTAATCGAAAACATTTGGAATTAGCAACGACTCATTTAAAGGAGAAGTTAATTTCCGTAGTTAAACCTATAAACGGATGCAAGATTAGAAGTTTGCAAGATGCTGTGTGTGGTGTACCAGGTTTGGATGGCTTTGATTCAATATCCTGGAATACTAGTGCTGGTTTTCCTTTATCTTCATTAAAACCGCCAGGCTCTTCTGGTAAGCGATGGTTGTTTGATATTGAATTACAAGATTCAGGATGTTATCTTTTGAGAGGGATGAGACCTGAACTTGAGATACAGTTGACAACAACTCAGTTAATGAGGAAGAAGGGAATGAAGCCTCACACTATATTCACGGATTGTTTGAAAGATACATGTTTGCCTGTGGAAAAATGCAGAATACCTGGTAAGACTAGAATATTTAGTATAAGTCCCGTCCAATTTACGATTCCATTCCGACAATACTATCTCGATTTTATGGCGTCGTACCGTGCCGCTAGACTTAATGCTGAGCATGGAATAGGTATAGACGTGAACAGCTTGGAATGGACAAACTTGGCAACAAGTCTGTCGAAGTATGGCACGCATATTGTGACAGGAGATTACAAGAATTTTGGTCCTGGGTTAGATTCTGATGTTGCCGCTTCAGCTTTCGAAATTATCATTGATTGGGTGTTAAATTACACTGAAGAAGATGATAAAGACGAAATGAAGCGTGTAATGTGGACTATGGCTCAGGAAATCTTAGCTCCTAGTCACTTATGTCGTGATTTAGTATATCGCGTACCATGCGGTATTCCTTCTGGATCACCAATTACGGACATTTTGAATACTATTTCGAATTGTTTGTTAATTCGATTGGCTTGGCAAGGTATTACTGATTTGCCTTTATCCGAATTTTCTAGACATGTCGTGCTAGTTTGTTACGGTGATGATCTCATCATGAATGTAAGTGATGAGATGATAGATAAATTCAACGCTGTAACAATTGGCGATTTCTTTTCGCGATATAAGATGGAATTTACGGATCAGGATAAATCTGGAAATACAGTGCGGTGGCGAACTTTACAAACTGCCACGTTTTTGAAGCATGGGTTCTTGAAACATCCAACAAGACCCGTGTTTCTAGCCAATCTGGATAAGGTTTCTATAGAAGGAACAACCAATTGGACACATGCTCGAGGATTGGGTCGTCGAGTAGCAACCATTGAGAATGCTAAACAAGCGCTAGAGTTGGCATTCGGATGGGGTCCCGAATACTTTAATCATGTTCGGAATACCATTAAAATGGCATTCGACAAGTTAGGTATTTATGAGGATCTCATCACATGGGAAGAAATGGATGTTAGATGTTATGCTAGCGCGTAATTTTAAGATTTTAATACTCATTAAAATTAATTTATATTTAGGTTATTGGAATTGAGGGAAGTACCACCCCCCAAGACCTTCGTTTTAAATCTACTAAGAGGAGTGAACTTGCATATAAGAGTCTAAAAGCAGAGTGGATTAGACCACCACTTTTAGCTTATATGTGAGGAAGGTTGAGTTGCCTCTAAAGACTCAGCTCCGTAGTAGAGTAGTTTTAGTTACGATTAAAGTGGTACTCTAGGTTAGGTGTTACTCGCGTATTGTCGCATAACGGCAATGCGTCCTAATTTTAGTATAGTTTAACCATAATAGG